GCGGCATCTACAGATAATAGAGCACTAGAACTAGCACTAGCACTAGCACCAGCACCAGCACTAGCACTAGCACCAGCAAAACCTTGCCCAGCAGTACCTGCACCACCAGCAGCGTTCTGACCACCACCACCGCCAGAACCACCAGCAGCACCCACAGTACCGATACCGCCACCCTTACCGCCACCAACAGAAACAATACTGTTCACCGATGAATTAGAACCATTAGCGGCCGTACCACCAGCACCAACAACCACAGAATAAGAAGCAGGTGCGAAACCCTGACCGGTTAGAACCTGAAAACCACCTGCACCGCCACCTTCACCACCAGTGGTGTGACCTGCACCGCCACCACCACCAGCAATAACCATCACATCAAAAACAACACTGTTAGCCGAAACAGCCAAAGTACCGTTAGCAGTAAAAGTGCGGTAATAATAAGTCGCATCAGAAGTCAACGTGCCACCAGTCACCACAGCTTTAATAAAGCCTGGACTGAAAGCCCGTTTAGAAGCACCAGCGAAAGTGGATGTAAGTGGCATTATGCGTACTTGATCTGCGAAGCCAAAACAGTGAAAGCCGCTGCACCCGTCTTAATGATGGTGTACGTATAAGCATCAATGGAAGACGCGTTACCAGAAGCAGGTGCGCTACCAGCAACCCACTTAGGGGTTTTAGCGACACCATCAATGGTGAACGAAGTAGGGTAATAAGCCGTTGCACCGTTAGTGTTCATGAACACAACCGTCACACTTTCACCCGTAACCATGTAAGTATCAAGGCTCACCGTGGAAGAAGCACGAACATTCAAAGTGAAGTTAGCTGAAGCGTTAGTTGTGTAATACAAAATGGCTTGAGTAGCAACATCAAAGTTGATAGTACCCGTGGCAGCAGTAGCAGAAATAGTTATGAGTTCAGCAGGGGATAACAAAGTTTTGTTTTGCAAAGTCTGGTCTTTAGTCAAATCAACCATGCCAACCCAGGCAGTGCCGTTGTAATACTCAATCACAGTGCCGTCAGTACGATACGAAACCATACCCGTAGTGACCGCAGTACCCAACGCCGCGTTACGTGCAACCGAAGACGCGTAAACCTGCACAGCCTGATCCTGCAAATAGTTTTGAACCTGAGCTGCGGTCAAAACCGCACCAGCACTAAATGTGCGCCAACCCGAACCAGCCATGAATAATCTCCTAGTAACTCATTATGTTCAAGTCTAACAAACCATAAACTGCGTCATCCAAAATCAAAGAAGACGTTTCCACGGTTTCAAACTTCAACGTCAACACATGCGAATCCAAAGACACACTGTTAGACATACCAATAACTACGCCATACTTTTCAATAGAAGGCGCAATACCGTTAGGGGTAAAACGAATCTGGCAAATGTCACCAATCTCCAACCCCAACAAAGAAGCCCTATCCGCATCACTCATGTCAGTAAGCGGAAACTCCATCGCTTCAAAACGAAACTCAGGTTCTTTATAGATTTGCAGGATATAACTTGCCAGATTACTCAACGCCAAATCAGTGTTCATCAGCAACTTATCCTGCTTCAACGCACGAATACCATACGTTGACTGCGACAAATAATCGTTACTAATAGCAGTGCCACCACTCAACCGGTTCATAATCGCCTGGTTGTACAACAACTCAGAACCGTAAACAACTTTCACCGATGAATACCCAATACCCGAACCATCATCCGAAAGCAACGGCACAGACGCAACAGGATGCGCATTAGTGCGGTCACGCCAAACAGCTTGCCCAGCTTTACCAATGAAAAACATTCCAGGTTCAGTCTGCTCAATAATGTTGATGTAAGACATGGCGTTAGTGTTAGCGGCCACCACATCGGCTTGCAACGTTTCCTGCCCTGCATCAACTTCACGCAAACTATAAGGCCACGCAACCAACGGATCACTCAACACTGCGTTGATGCGCGCACCCGAAAGTTGAACAGTCTGTGTGCCACCAGACAAAGTTTGATTAGCCAAATAACTGAAACCGTCATACGCAGACACATCGGCAACACTCAAACCATCAGGGCTGTAATTAAGATTCCAATCATCAACCACACCATAAAACTGAACAACCCCATCAACCGAATACTGAATGTTACGGCGCGGAACAATCTGCCCATAAAACGGTGAAGCCTCAAAAGTCGGGTCAAAGTAACGGTTGACGTTCATGACCGTAGCCTGGAAATGACCTGCGTTGAAACGGTCTAACCCACGGTTCTTCCCACGATCCGTTTTGATGTCAACCACATACTCTGTAATGTCATAAAACGTTGACGAACCCAAAACATAAGTGGTGTTATCCAACAACCCATGCGTTGCGTCATCCAAAACAAAATAGTCACCGTTAGGTGTTGAATCGAAAGCAATCTCAACTTTTTGAACAGGCATTAGGCTGCCACCCACACCGAACCATTGTTGCGTTCGTAACGTTTGATTTCATCAATGATTTTGCGCCCAATAGTTCCACCATCAGCACCCATACCAGCGTTCACAGTGACATTGATTTGTGTGGCATTAGCGACCGGCATTGTTCTTGCACCCTGCGCCGAAGAAATCTCACTAGCAACATTGCCCAACTGACTTAACGGAATAATCGCTTCAGCTTGACCACCTTCACCAACAGTCACATCAGTACCACCAGAAGTAGGCATAACAATACCGCCCGTAGCCAAACGAGGCAACGTCACCTTTGGGATAGTCGGGATTTTTAGATCAATCGTGCCACCTGAAACAGTTTTCAAACCAGCCAAAACAAAATTGATGGCGTTGAGCAAACCGTTCAAGTTGCCAATCATTCCATTGATAACCGATTCCGCCGTTGAAGCCAACCCGTTGAACACTGTTTTACCAACAGTTTCCATTGCGCGCCAGGCAATTTCAAACCCAGCCTTTACCGATTCCCAAGACGTTTTTAGAAACGCTGTGAACCGACTCCACGCAGCTTTACCTTCCTCAGTCTGAGTAAAGAAATAAGTCAAACCAGCAGCCAAAGCAGCCACCGCAACCACAACAATTCCAATAGGGTTAGCGGTCATAGCAAAGTTCAACCCCAACTGTGCCGCAGTAGCAGCCAAAGTTTGACCGCGAAGCAAACCCAAAACAAGTTGCATGCCCGTAGTCACCGCAGTATAAGCAATCTGTGCAACTTTCACCGCTTCAATAGTGAACTTGTAAAGGTTGAACGCAACTATTGCCCCACCAACAGCAACCGCCAAAGTGCTGATCCACGACCAGTTATCTTTGATGAAGTTGATAAACTCTTTGACCGCATCAACAACAGCGTTAATAGGTGTTTTGCCTTCTTTGAACTTAGCCACAAAATCACTAATCGCTGGAATGATTGTGGTTGTAACCGTATCGGCAACACTATTGAAAACAGGTAACAGTTCCTGACCTAAAGTTTCCTTTAGGTTATCCCAACCAACTTTCATTTTGTCTGTACTACTAGCAGTAGCCGCAGCAGTGCCACCTACCTGTGTTTCCAAACCCTTCAAAATGAGGTTCTGTGCGCCAGCCGTGTCACCAGCCTCAACCATTGCCTTGATCTGTTCTTTCTCAGCATCAGTGAAAGTCACACCGGCACGGGTCAAAGCCGTCAAACCCTTAACAGGGTCTTGCAACGCTTTACCCAACATAGTTGCGTTGCCCTCAAGCGTACCGAAACCAGCAGCAGCCAAATCCTGTGCAGCAAACGTGGCACGATCAAACGCCCCACCAACATCACCAGCTGACGAAGCCAAACCCTTGAACGTCAAAAGTTTCGCTTGCGCACCCTTAATAACATCATCATCCGTACCAGTAAGCGCACCCTGCTTATCCGCCAACTCAATCAAACGTTGAGTCACATCGTTAGCACTATCGCCAAAAATCCCCATAGAAGAAGCAATGTTCTTCAAACGGTTATCAGACTTAACTGATTCTTCACCAGCCAAAATGATTTCTTTAGTGAACGAAGCAATACCAGCCACCGCACCAGCAGTAACAAGACCAGCAAACATTCCCTTCAGTTTGCTACCGAAACCCTGCACTTCACCTTCAGCCGATTTCAACGCAGAAGAATCGACCTTGTAAGCCATTGAAAAAATAATGTTAGACATCAGGTATATTCCTTTTCGATAAATCGGCTCACAACATCAATTGTATTTTGTATTTGTTCCAACACCCCAAGCGTAGCATTTTCACCAGCAGGATACACGTAACGCGAAGCCCCACGAATAGAGTTCAACTTTGCAATCATGGCTCTACCAGAAGCAGTATTTCCCGAACCCCTACGGCCAGCCATGTCAACAACCGAAGACGCAGCAGAATTGACTTTTACGGAAAGTAAAGAAGTCACAGCATCAGTTTTAGAAGCCGAAGATTTGAAAGCCAAAGTTGTTGAATTTGCTGGCTTACCAATACCCCAACCCAAACGCCCACGATTATTCATACCCGTCAAAGGCGAAACCTGCGGCAAACCACCTTTAATAGCGGTTTCCACAGGCTTACCAATTTCTTTCACACGGCGAATC